TTGCCGCTGGTCGCGGTAGACGCGCGGCCGCCGCCGCCCATCATGCTGACGCCGCCATTGCCGCCGATGACCGTCGTGCCGTTTTGTCCGTCCGAGCCGCAACCGCCTGAGCCCGCAAGCTCACCGCCGCTGCCCTGGCCGCCCGCGCCGCCATAGGTTGATTGAGCATTCAAGAACTGCCCGCCGAAGCCGCCATTGGCACTGCAGAAGGCGCCGAATGTAGAAGGGCCGCCATTGCCGCCGGAAGCGTCGGCGCCGCCGCCGGCCCCTCCTGCACCGACAGTCACAGCGATCGCGGTGCCCGGCATCACCGCGAAGGTGCCGCTGGCGAAGCCGCCAGCGCCGCCGCCGGCCGCCGCGTAGGTGCCGTTGGAGCCGCCGCCGCCGCCGCCGCCGCCAATCACGGTCGCCCGAATGAGGGTGACGCCGAGCGGCACGGTGAAGGTCGTTGTCTCGGCATAGGCGACGCGGCGGGAGAAGCCGGGCGTCAGTGTAGGCAGCTTGAAGTTCACGAAGGGTGAGTCGGGATGCACGGCGATGCTGGCAGCCGTGATGGTGCTTTGTCCGTTATTGACGGTGACGAGGTAGAGGCCTGACCATCCGGTATCGATGGCCGGTGCTGTTTCGGTTCCGGTATTGGCGGCGGCCCCGGCTTTCAGCTGCAGCTGGACCCGCTCGATCCGCTGCGTGTTCTGCGCCGTGCCAGAGTTGCCCGGGCCCGAGTACGGCTGCGCGGGATTGGCTGCGTTGACATAGGGAAGTACCACCGGTCCCGCATCGGCCTCCGAAAAGGTCGCCTCCAAAAGATAAATCACGCTTTGCCCGGGTGTCGCGGGGACAGAGAGCGTGAAGCTCGTGGGCTGCAGGTTGATGCCCATCTTCACGATCTGGTCGGTCGTATCGGCGGCCAACGAGCCGTAGGCGAGAGAATCGACGGGGCCGAGCTGCGTGACGGAGCCCGCGCCGATGGTGAGGCTGAGCGACGGCGGCGATGTCGGTTGGCAGGCGAGGCCGTCCACGATCGTCGCCGTGCCGAGCACGGCCTGTGCCAAAGTACCCAGCGCCACCATGGCGCTGCGGTTCTGCGTCAGGAAATCGGTGTCGAGCGGGATTGAGGCGGGATAGACGATCTGCCGGTCCATGAGGGGATCCTAAAGGAAGGGATGCAAGTCAATCGGCGAGTGCTGTCCAGGCGATGGCCGCCGCCGGCATGCAGTTCGCGACGGTCGAGAGGATCTGCGCGTCGGTGATCTGGCCTTCGATCAGGCTGGCGTTGCCATATTGCAGGGCGCCAGTATTCCAGCCGCCCAAGGCGAGATTTGATGTGGAGACGCCCGCGGCGAGACCGCCCCATCCGCCGCTATTGGCGATGCCGCCACCGGCCGGCCGATAAGCGGTGACGAAGCATTGAAACGGCAATGTAAGGGTTCCCCAGCCGCCCGTGGTGTTCCAGCCGAGCCCGCCGGTGCCGAAGCCCCCGGTATCGGGCGGATAGGCCGGCTCGAAGACCGTGGGCGCCCGGCCGGTGAGACTGGTAACGGCGGCGATCAATGCTGGCCTGGTCGCGGCCAAGGCTTGCAGATTGCGCCTGATGCGCGCGCTGAAGGCGGCGTCCGTCTCGCCGGTCTGGCGGCCCCAGGGAGGACCGCCGAAGTCGCGGGCGATGAGGTCGAGCCAGCCATCGGTCGCCGTCGCGATACGGGTCTGCTGGCGGACATAGGCGAGCAGGCTGTAGAGCCATGCCCATGCGCTGGAGAGGCCGCAGAGCAGCGCCGAGAGGATAGGCGCCTCATCAGGGAACCAGCCCTTGGGCAACGCGGCGAGGAGCCGCGTCCGCATGTCGCTCTGATCTCCGGTCATCGCTATTTCCTCAGCTGATTGCCAGTGATCCGATTTTGACAACGGTGGCGGGTGCCGCCGTGAGGTCGGCGGTGCTTCCTTGCAGGGTCAAGCCCGTCACGTTTGTGACCGCCGGGCTCGCGTCGTAAGCGATTTGCGCGAGGCGGGAATGGGGCAAGCTTGTGCCCACGGGCAGCGTATTGACGAAGGCGGTGATGGCGCCATTGACGGCTGCGGTGGCGATTGCGGTGTCGGCGCCTTGCGCGATGGCAAGTGTAAGTGCGATGTCGGCGGCCACAACTCTCGGACCGTTCACGGCGAAGATGGAGCCGACGGGACGCACCGCATCCACCGCGGCCTGGATTGCGGCGAGCAGGGTGGCGGGCGGCGAGCCGGATCCGTCGTCCACTGTGACCACAAATCTTCCGGGCGTGTAGTTGCTGTTGCCGTCCGTATTCTCCTGCACGGTGCAGTTTACGCCCTGCTGGATACTCGTGGCGGCGTAGCTCACCGCCTGCACGGTGGCGCGGGTGCGGCTGTTGATGAAACCCTGAAAGCGCAGACGGAAGGCGCCGTCGGTCTCGGCATCAAGGCCGCCGGTCAAGGCGAGCGCGTTGGTGACTGTGTCGATGCCGGGAAGTGCATTCGCAATGAGGCTGATGGTGCCGGGGAGGATATTGCCGCTGCTGCCGGCGACCGTGGCAGTGACCGGAACGGTGACTGATCCTACACCAAGACCAAGCAGGTAGCCGTTCTGGCTGGTGTTCCAGGCGGCGTTGGTGGTGTCGGTGACGACGGTGACCTGCATCGCACTGTCACTCGTCGTCACAGTCACGCCGGCGGGGATGAGGCCCGCCATCGTCGGCGTATAGCGACTGAAGGTCACACTGCCCTGCGCGGCGACCGCGGCAAGACGTGTCATTCCGAAATCCGAACCAAAACTATCGATATCGGAGCCGCTGCTGGTGGCAAGTCTGGTTGTCTGCAATACGAGCAGGATGAGCCACTGAAGCCAAAGCGCCAGAGAGGCATTGGCCTCGAGGATGGCGCGCATCACGGAGCCGGTGGTGAAATCAAGCAGCTGGGCGGCGCTGCCTTGCACGGCCGCGGCGGTCTGCTCCACGAGCGTGCTGAAGTTCCGCAGAAGAAGCTGCATGATTGAGATTCCGCAATCGAGAAGATGGTGTCAGGTGACGGCGTGGTTCAGGCGGTGTCCGAAGCTTGTCTACTCCGTCATGACAACGCCGACTGCCTGCGTGGTCGTGTCGGTTGCGTCGGTATAGGTGATCTGGAGGGATACGACGCTGCTCTCGGCTTGTACGTCGATGACGGGCGTCGGCGTCTGGGCGACGGCGCCCTCCAGAAAAATCTGGCTGCGTACGAGGCCTGCGATGGCGGCTGCATCCACCGGCATACCGATCATGGACGGCAAGCCCGCGCCGTAAGCGAGTTGCCATATGTAGTCACCGGCATTGGTGAGCAGTCGGCGCAGCACCCGCTGCTGCCCGAGCGCGCTGCCAGATACGGCGGCAAGATCGCCACTGACCGTGACTTCGAGGTCGCTGCCGAAGCTGTGGCTGAGATCGGACATGAGGATCACGCCTGCGGTGTGGGCAGGCCGGTGGAGCCGGGCCCGTTCTGCACATCCGGATGGACGTGCTCGTCGTAAATCGTGCGGAGGTTGCCAAGCGTGCCATGGGCGCCGCCCTGGTCGGAGATATCGCCGCTGGCGACGAGGCTGCCGGTGAGCAACACAGTGCCGGTGAGGTTCCAGACGGTCGCCTTCCCCTCGATGCTGCCGTCATTATGCAGTTTGAGGCAGGATCCGATCTGGTGGACGAGCCAAAGCTCGCCGGACGGCGCCGGTGGTGGCTGTGCGGACAGCGAGAACAATCCGCCCAGCACGATGCCATGTTCGGCGTGACCTTCCTGGGCGAGTACCACCACTTGCTGGCCGGGTGACGGCGGGGCGACCATCCCCCAGCCCGCGCCCACCCAGTTGGCCGCGATGGGCAGCCAGCCGCTCAGCACCCCTTCCGGTTGTAGAGTAACTTTCGCGCAATAGGTGGCAGGATCAACCGACTGTACCGTGCCGCAGCGGACCTGGCCGGTGGCGCCGCTCATTACGCCCGCCTGGGCGCGGATGGAGTTGAGCCAGGCTTCCATCATGAGACTTTCCGATCGACAGATGTGGTCATGCTTGCAACGCCGTATTCACGGCCCGTACCGTCTGAACGAAGCCATCGCGTGCGGACACGCGCCGGGTAATTTCGTCGACCGCGTAGGTCTGGTCGAATTCGCTGCTGGTGCCTTGCAGCAGCACAAGGCTGCGCGGCGCCAGGTCAAGCTCGCCCGGCATGACTGCCGTGATTACCCGCTCGTGCCTGCTGAGATCACTCAGCGTCTGGACGGCAAGCGTCATGGCCTGCTGCGGTGTCAGGTTCGGGCGGACCAACGCATAGGTCGTGGCCGTTGCAGCCCTGGCGGCGCCGCTGGCGCTCACGGCGCCCTGTGCGGAAGATCGCACAGTTTGCGTAATCATCTGCGCCTGCCGGCTGTTCCAGCTCTGCACCGTCACCACGATATCTCGCGCGAGGGCCAGACTGCGCTCCATCTGCAGTGCGGTCAGCGTGCTCGCGGCGCCGCCACCGGGCATCCATTGCCAGACGGTCGGGAGCCCATCCGGGGCCGGCGGCGCGAAGCACAGGCTGCTATTCTGCACATAGACATCGAAGCCCTCACGCTCGGCCAGCCCCGACAGCAGATCCCATTCCGTCACGGACTTGCTGAATTGATGGAGCGTGGAAAGGTCGTGTCCTTCCTGGTAGTATCGGCCGATGGGCGTTGTGGTGGCGGTGACAACGGGTGTCAGCCCATGCCGAAGTGCGAGTGTCTGAACGATCTCGCTCGAGGTATTGTTGGAGAAGGTCTCGGCACTGAGTGTATCGATGAAGAGGCTGGTGAAGTCACGTCCGGTCAGATGAGCGGTCCCGCCGGTCATGTCGAGCGTGATCGCGTCGACGGGCCCGGTCATCAGGCTTTGCCAGGTGGCCGCCGCCGCCGGTAGCCCGGGAAGCGCAAGACCGACGAGAATCTCAGCGGTTGCCTGCGTCATGCTCCCCAGGGTCGCCGGTGTCGTGACCGGGTCCGCTCCCAGGGCAATGACAACGCGGAACCAGCCCGCAGCCTGATGGTCGCTTGTGCAGACCTCCGCCTCGGTGACGCCGGCAACACGTCTGCCGTTCAGCGCAAGCTGCAGGAATACACCGCGCGCGGTGCCCAGGTCATTGCTCGGCAACACCGCCTCCTGCCGCAGGGTTAGGTGCGGGAAGTTGCAGCGTGGTAACTCCCGTCAGCATGGGGTCGGACAGCCCATTGAGCTGGGCGATGCGAATCCATTGTGTTGCGTCGCCCAGCTGCTGGGCCGCAATGTGGAACAGATCGCCGCCAGCGACCGTGATCGTGCTCTTGGCGCCGCTCATCTTCAGGTTCCGATGTTCTGCAGGGCCGACAGTGCACTGCCAACATAGCCCTGCGCCGAGGTGAGTGCTGCAAGCGAGCCTGCGGTCGTGGTTGCGTTTGTCATGACGCTGGCCGCTGCCGCCGGATCTTGCCCTGTCAAGCCGAGATCGAGGTTCGGCAAGCCCGCGCCGGAGGTGGCGACATCGTTCGACACAGCCGACTGCGCTGCAGTCAAAGCGTTGACGCTTTGGCCATAGGAGCCGGTCCCATAGGTGGCAGCCCCGGTCTGGGCCAGCGACGTCTGCGCGGCCGCCAGGGTCGGTTGTCCTGGGGTCAGGAAACTGGCTGCGCTGGCAAGGTTCGCCGTGATGCTGGCCAAAGCCGAGATTGCGGTCGAGGCGGCCGTGTAGACGAGGTTGCTCTGCACGACACATCGGAGACGGTAGGGAATCCACCACGGCTTGCGATAGTCGAAGTCGGCTTCGGCGATGATGACGATGAAGTATTGCTCGCCCCAGCTGAGGGGCATGCTTGTGCCCGTGACGCGGATCGCGTCGAGCAACTGCGCGCGCGTGTCGGCATCCGATCCGGAAATGATGCCGCTGAAGGTGATGTCGGTATCCGTTCCGCCGAGTACGTCGATGACGCGGCCACCACCCGGCAGTTCATGAACGGCGAGGCGCTGTTTGCCTCCGAATGCAATGGTGGCGGGTATCTCGAAGGATTCGAGGGTGACAAGGCCGAGGGTGACGGTCGTGGTCATGAGGTCCGATCACACTTCACTAGAGGGGGAAGCCCGGCCAGGCGGGCGTCATCCGCGTGTTGAATCCACGGGCCGCGGTTGGCGGACGCCCGGCTTCCCGCGCCATGGCGGTGGAAATCCAGCGCCCTACCTGCGCTCCGTCGAGCAAGACATCGCCCTCCACGCTGGCCATCTGTGCCTGAGCCGGTGCGGGGGGGTGCTCGTTTCGCGTGGGTGCGGCTGGCGTTGCTGGATGAGATGTCCGGGTCGGGCTCTGTTGAGCGGGCGATGCGGGAGAGGGCGGCACAACGCTCGGCCCGCGGTCAGAGGTAGTGGGCACCCGAGGAGATGGTGTGACGCGGGCGGGCGGGACCGTGTCGCGGACTGCGGCCCCTGTCGCCGGCGGCGGCAGAACGGTTTGAGCCGGGCTCGTAAGGCGGGCTGGCGCGGCTGATGGAGCGGACGATTGAGTTTTGGCAGGGCGACGGACGATCACAAGATTTGGGGCCGTGTTCGCCAATGGCGGTGGCGCGGCGCTCGGCGTGCTTGCCGGCGACGATGCGCTTGCAACCGGTGGGGGCAAGATGACGGCGGTGGCCGAGGGCCTCGTATCCGGTGGCAACGGCGCCGGGCTGGGACCAGGCAGCGGTGTTGTCTTCGCGGCGGCGGTCTCCGCAGCAGGAGATGCGATGGGGCGGGCCAGAGGCGCAGCGGGCGATACTGGGCTTGAAAGGGCTACCTGTATCCTTGGCCGCACGGACGGTTGATCGAGCGGGCGTGTTGGCCTCGTCGCGGCGGGCGCCGCCGGCTGGGCTATGGATGCGGGGCTCGGGCGGCCTGGAGAGACAGGGACTGGCTTTGCTCGGGGCTGCGTCGGAACCGGTGGCGCCGCCGGCATGGAGTGTTGCGGGGGTGCCGCTTGTTGAAGCACCGCGATGGCCCGCGGCAGCGGCGCAGGCGGTTGCACTACCGTGGTGGTGCTCGACGATACCGCGCTCGGCCTCAGTGCAACGGCCGCAGAATCAGAATTTCGTTTCACCGGGCCTGGATGGGCCGCAGCCGTCGCCGGCGCCGATGCTGGTGCGTCCTGCCGGGGCGCTCGCGGGGCCTCGGTCGCCGGTATCGTTTGCGCATTGCGTGGTGCCGGGATCGTGACGGGCGCTGCTCGCCTGGGCCGTTCAGGCTGCGGCGGCAGATAGGCGCCGAGATGTAGCCGCGCGACGCGACTCATCTGTGCGGCGGTCAATTCCGTCTGGCGGCTGAACAGCGCCATGTCACGGCTGATGCGGCGCATTCCCTCGGCGACGCCATCCTCGAGTACGATTGAGATACCAATGGATTCGAGTTCGTCGCTCACGTCAGATCCTTTCGCAGGCTTTCGGCAATGGCGGCGCGCACCGCGGCGCGATCGGCAGCGTCCGGGGCAAGGAATGGCGCGGGCGCCAGGTCTACACTGCCGCGTTCCCGCCGGACGAGTGCCGGATCAAGCACGCGCACCGTTGCGCGGCCATCCTCGGTCGCCGCATGGGCAATCGCGCCGGGCGTGGCCAAGGCACGACGGCGGGCGGCTTCGGCCAGTGCTGTAGCGCCTGCGCTCAGAGTGCGGCGTCCGATCTCCGTCAGGTCCAGGTTCAAGAGGTCACTGTATCGCGGCATGTCACGAACAGTCCCAGGCCAGGGCCTCCCAATTGTACTGCGCACCCTCCATCTCCCCGAGCGCCACCGTGAAGGCGCGGCGCCACGATTTGGGCAGGCCGAAGGCGATGTCGAACGGCACCCCGTTCTTGACGAGATAGAGACACTCGATCAGGTCGGGGTGCCGGCTGAGTTTCCCGCTTCCTCTCGCACCTCCGCATCCGTCGGGTCACGCTCGACGATGGTGCGCACGGCGTCGAGCCCATTATTGCCCAAGCGGGTAATGAGAGTTTCGATCTGGTGCTCATTCGTGGGCGGTGGCACCGGCACGCCGTCAATGGCGGTGATGGAAAACGCCACGACTGCCATTCCGAGATAAAGCGGGTTCCGGCCGAGCTCCGGCCCCACGGCCTTGAATAGCCGCAGCTTGTCGATCGCATCAGGCGGCCGCACGGTCAGTGACCGTCCGTCGGCGTCCGTCGTTTCGATCGTTCCGTAGCTGTCGAGAATATTGCGAGACCGGTGGTTCACGAGACGGTGCTCCGGCTGGTCGCATAGAATTCCAGCCGCTGCTTGACGCTGGCGTCGCCCTTGTAGAGGCCGGCAGACGTCAGCTTGAAAACGACGCCGTTGAACTGATAGGTCGATGTCGATCCATCAATTTCATCGACATATTGGTAGAGCGTGCCGGGCGCGGGCGTGGTGCCGGCCAGATAGCTCTGCTCGACCCGTGCAACGAGGTCATCGGCGGACGAGGAACCGCGCTCGATGTCGAAGGAACCGTCCCAGCCTTTCGGCAATTCGGCGCCGACCATGGTGCCGTCCATGCGATCGACGCGCACCGACGCGGTGATCTGGCGACTTTCAAAGCCTGTGACGTGTTCGAGGTCGACGCGGCCGAAGGGCCCAAGCACGACGACCTGGCAATCCTTGCCCGTATTGAAGGTGGTGAGAGCCATAGTGCTTGCGCTCCGTGAGAATGACGCTTCGGAATGACGTTACGAGGATGGCGCACTGCTGAGGGTCGTGCTGCTGATCTGCACGGTCTGTCCGCCCTCGACATTGACGATGAATTTCTCGTTGATACCCTGATACTGAACCTGCACGTCAGCCTGCACGTAGCCCAGGGCCGTTCTCGACTGCGGGTTGTTGGTTATGTCGCAGACCACCGAGAAGGGCTGGCTGCC